CACACATTTGGTCATGATGGAAATTCTGGAGCTACGATATTATTAAGCAGTGATGTTGACGCTGCTATTAAACATTTTGGATCACCTATAGTAGATGTTAATGATCTCAATTTGTGTCCTGCAGGTAAACAGGTTAAAATCGCGCAGGTTCATTATAAGTCACCTATTCACTTTATTGGTGAAGGACATGGGAAAGTAATTTGTGGCCTAGATATGGCAAGAGGAAAAGCCAAATCAAATATGGTTTATACGATAGGTAAGGAGTATTTACAAGCGCATGGTTTTTCATCTGATTTCGAACCCCCATCCTTGATGGGAAGTTGGGAACCATGGTATTTGTATACAAAGGCACGTCTCGCTCCAAAAATAGGATTTCCGGATGATGTTTTGAAGATTGCTAAAGAATCGTTTTTGAATGATGTTAAGAGTTCTCTTGACTTAACTAATTGCTTTCAAGTGTACGACGTTTTCACTGCTATAAATGGGCAGCCTGGTGTTGCGCATGTTAATGCCATTGATCGATCTACTAGTATGGGTTTTCCTTGGAAAACTACTAAGAAGAAATTTTTAAAACCAGCCCCTACGCCTGACCAACCTGATGCTATGATGTTTGATGACGATATATTGCAGGAGGTTTATAACATCATCTGTGACTATAAAAAACGATTATTAGCTAACCCAGTTTTTGATGCCAATCTTAAAGATGAAGCCTTAACTAAAGCCAAGAATGCAATAGGAAAGATACGTGTGTTTGCTGGTGCTCCAGTAACATGGTCCTTAGTTGTTCGAATGTATTATTTGTGGGCTGTTCGTTTAGTCCAAAACAATAATTTTACATTTGAGACTGCAGTGGCAATGAATCTTATGTCAGATGAATGGGAAATAATGTATCGATATATCACTTTCTTTGGAGTTGATCAGTGTATAGCAGGTGATTTTAAAAGATATGATACAGGTGCGCACCCCGCCATTGTAATGACTGCAATGGAATTTTTGATAGATATCGCTCGCCTGGGAGGAGCAACTCCTGAGGATATTGATATTATGTATGGAATTGCTGTTGATTCAGCCTTCAACATAGTTAATATGAATGGCACGCTTCTCAAGTACTACGGAGGAGTTAGCTCGGGATGGCCTTTAACATTAATTATTAATAGTATAATTAATTGTTTATATATGAGGTGTTGTTATTACTACGCTAATCCTGATAAAGAGTGTGGTTCTTTCAAGAAAATGGTTCATTTAATGACTATGGGAGATGATAATATGATGGGTGTTTCTAAACAAGCACCATGGTTCAATCATACTTCAATATCTCAAATTTTAGCCAGTGTTGGTATAGAGTATACCATGGCTGATAAAACCAGCGCCTCCCGTCCATATATTCATGTAAACGAATTAGATTTCTGCAAGCGCAAATTTCGATATGATCCCAATGTTACAGCTCATGTAGCATGTCTTGATCGTGATGCTATTATGAAGCCTTTGTGGGTGCATCATTCCAATAAAGTTATTAGTGAGGAAGCTTTATTTGTAGAATCAATTGGAAATGCTCTGAGAGAGTTTTTCTTTTATGGAAAGGAAGAGCATGATAAGCAGACAATGTTTATGAGAGAAATGGTTACAGAATTAAAATTAACCTCGTGGGTTACGAAGGATACTTTTATCTCATATGAAGCACTTCGTAGGAAGTATTTGAGTCAATCAATGGATTTGAATGTTAATTACCATTGGATGAAGACTCCAATTAGGGTTTTTACCCTATTATTTAGCGGCGCTCGCATTGGTGTCGCGTTCCCTAACCCGGTTCAAACCAAACAAATGTCCCGTATGTTAGTTACTGCAAGAGAAGAATATGCTACACTTCCAAACTTGAGAGTGGAACTTACGGGTGCATCATATGCGTGCTCAGCGCAATCGCTATTAAGTGATGATCTCCGATGCAGGATCGAAAAAGTAGTAACCTCAGGTGAACTTCAATCCAAGTACACCATTGAGTATAAAGAACGGATTACAAAACAAGAAAAGAAAACAATAAAACGCCAGGCTAGCGTAGAGCCAAAAAACACTCCTATTGTTCGTGATATGAAATATTTCAAGAACTTAAGGAGGAAAAAGAATATCTTCAAAGGGATTGATGCTGATATGCACCTTGAAATGCAATTTCAAAGTGAAATGGTTATCGAGGATAAAGATAATCCTAAGAGTGAGGTTCTTCAAGAAGAAACCATCACTTTTCATGACAGTAATGGGGATGGTTTTAGTACTATCCCTTCATCTATTGTTACTGATGTTGATTCATCATCCATTAAAGCTGGGATTGATAACTGGTTTGGAAGACCCATTCTCATTGATACTTTTCAGTGGGGATTAGGAGCAGGAGGTACAGTGGATCACATAGTAAATCCTTGGACTTCCTTTTTTAGTGATCCACGTGTGCAATTTAAGTGTAATAATTATGCTTTCATGCGCTGTAGATTACATATATTAGTTCAGGTGAGTGCTTCTCCCTTTCTATATGGTTGTTATTTGATAAGTTATCATCCTCAACAAAATGACCCTACTGACACTGGTTTGAATACATTTTTCGGAATGGGTATACCTGCATCTTCAGGATCAGCTTATTTCCC